GCAGATGATGTTATCGCAGTGCTCGCCGAGTATAGTCAGACTATGAACACTGATGGTCTCATGCCTAGTGCTGAACCTTTCCTTATTCTTTCTGGTGACCATGACTTCCAGCAACTGCAGAAGTGGAACAATGTTAAACAGTATGCTCCTGTTCAAAAGAAGTTCTGTAAGTTGAAGGAATCACCTGAAGCAGTGCTCATGGAACATATTATCATGGGCGATAAGGGTGACGGTGTTCCGAATATCCTTTCCTGTGATGACACTTTCATCAATGGTGACCGTCAGCGTCCTATTCGTAAAGATAAACTCGCTGAATGGAAAACTCAGAAACCAGAAGAGTTTATCAACAGTGATGAAATGTGGCGCAACTACCAGCGCAACCGCGAACTGGTTGATCTATCAAGAATTCCTGAAGATATTAAGGAAAGTATTATAGATAGTTACGAGATGCAGAAGGGTGGCGACCGTTCTGGTCTATTGAACTACTTTATCGCTAATCGTATGACACAATTGATTGAACTAGTGGATGAATTTTAAATGGCAATAGTACCCAAGAAATTTAGGCAAATCAACGAGGCTCTTGACTGGGCAGTTGAAGCAAAAACAACAGAAGAACTTTCCGCACGTGTTGGTGCAATCTCAGTCGGCAACTCTATTCTTATGCGATTTATTGCATGGGGTGTGGGTTACGAACAAGGTCCATGGAATCTACCAGAAGGTAAGACTCCCTTTAAGGATGAAGGTCTCCCCGAAAATATGGGCGACACCACCATCACACAGGAGTTTCGTCGTCTTCTAACTCTGCTACCAGATGGAAGCGCAAAGAATCTCGGTCAGTGGCGTAGGGAAGAACTCTGGATGCAGATCTGTCAGGGCGTAGTAGCTACTGAGGTAGAACTGCTCGATCTTGTCAAGGACCAGAAACTCCTCGATAAGTATCCTACATTAGCAGATGTGCTAGAATCATTCCTTCCTGGATGGAAGAAACCAGAGGTTAAGAAGCAGTCTCGAGCAAAAAAGTCTTTGTCGGTCTTATAAATAAGATCTTTCCAGCACCTACGAAGAAGGAACATCGATGGGGCAAATTCTTGAGCATAAACATCTGATTATCAGAGCTGAATTGAAGAATCCACCACAATGCGCAGAGGCAATCCAGGACTGGATGAAGACTCTGGTTGATAAAATTGGTATGAAGATACTAATGGGTCCATATGCTGTTTACAGTGACATGGAAGGCAATCGTGGTTTGACTGCAGTTACTATTATCGAAACATCGCATATTGCTATGCATGTTTGGGATGAGGTTTCTCCTGCTCTCATGCAACTGGATGTGTATACGTGCTCGGCGCTAAATACGAAGGATGTCTTCGAGGCGCTACAGGAATTTGATCCAGACCATGTAGAGTTTAAATACATTGATCGGGAACATGATTTGACGTTGATTGATAAAGGCATTGTAAATGAGGTTTTACCTCTTTCAACATAAAACGGAACTGTGGATCGTAAAAGATCCAACAATCGTCCCAAAACCTCGCGAACTGATTCTACAGACAACCAACATTGAGTTGATTCGCGAAACTGCTTCTAAGCAACAAAAGATCTCTAAAGTCGTTGACAAGGTAACTCGCCGACGAAATAGATTGCACACTCCAGAAGGCAGAGAGAAAATTGCCGAGGCAAAGAAGGGTAGTAAAAACCCAAATGCCAATGGATTGTCAGACGAGCATCGAGCAAAGATTAGCAGGACGATGAAGGGAACTCGTCGGGGAGAGAATAATCCGATGTATAATCGGAGGCACTCCTACGAGACTCGTCGCAAGATGAGTCTTATGCAAAGTATGCGGGTGCGAAGGTGGTGTGTTGAACCTAGTGGTAAGACGCATCTGGTCGACCCAAGATCGTTCAGTCTACCGAGTGGATGGTTATGGGGAAGAAATTACGACCCATACAAATAGTTTGAAGAAAAGTGTTGACTATTTTATAAATCTATAGTATATTGGTTTTGTTATTGAGGTTCTTGCCCCGTGGTGTAATTGGCAACACGTCTGATTTTGATTCAGAAGAGTTCAGGTTCGAGACCTGACGGGGCATCCATTTTGTAGGAGAATATTATGAGTGACATTATTGCAGTTGATAAGTATCGCCTCTTCATCGAGCGCATCGAAAATATCGAAGCGGATCTTGATGCTAGGAAGGCAGATCGTAAGGAAGTCTATTCTGAGTTGAAAGGCGAAGGTTACGATGCTAAAGCGACTCGCCAGATTATTCGTCTCCGTAAAAAGGAAGCGCATATTCGGCAAGAAGAAGATATGATTCTAGAGACATATCGTACCGCGATTGGTCTCTAACGTTTAGGAGAGGTGGCAGAGTGGTCGATTGCTCTAGTCTTGAAAACTAGCGTACTGCAAGGTACCGTGGGTTCGAATCCCACCCTCTCCGCCAGTTGGCCCCTTCGTCTAGCGGTCTAGGACATCGCCCTTTCACGGCGAAGATCACGGGTTCGAATCCCGTAGGGGTCACCAAAAAATAATTTGATAAAATGCAAAATAGGGGCTTGACTTTTTCTTAAATCTGGGGTATACTGTGTGTATAGTTTGAAAGGAAATTGTTATGGAAGTTTTTGCATTACTAGGTGAGTTCGATATGGCAGGTTCTGTGCTCCTTGGCGTGTATGCGTCGGAAGATGAAGCACGGAATGCCCATGGTGTGTATACTCGTGACGGTGATCGGTTCATCGATTATTATTACATCGTGCGTCAAGTAGTTGGCGCTCATGTGAATCCGGATTTCGAGCATCGAATCTACATCTAGACGAGTAGCTCAATGGTTAGAGCCGACCGCTCATAACGGTTTGGTTGGGGGTTCGAGTCCCTCCTCGTCTACCAGTTTATGGACCCTTAGCTCAGTCGGTAGAGCATCGGACTCTTAATCCGCAGGTCGTTGGTTCGAATCCAACAGGGTCTACCAGTTTCGGACACTTAGCTCAGTAGGTAGAGCAACGGGCTTTTAACCTGTAGGTCCTGGGTTCAAGCCCCAGAGTGTCCACCAGTTAGGGTTGCTACTTAATAAGCACGCGAGAGATCACGGTTAGTCTCTCAAACTCTATTAACGAAGGAAGTAATAATATGAATATCAAGACTTTTATGGCAGCAGCAGTTGTAGCACTTACAGCAGCATGTGCTCCCAGCGCAGAAACGCCATCAGTTGCAGAAGCTGCTGGTCCTGCAGCAGATGAAGCACTTGCTACAGCAAATGCAACAGAAGAAGCAGCAGAAAAACCTCTAGATGCGGCAGTAACTCCGCAGGCAGATTCGAAGTAGAGTTAATGCGTCTATAGCTCAGTTGGTAGAGCACACGGCTGATAACCGTGAGGTCGTAGGGTCGGAGCCTACTAGACGCACCAATGCCAGCAGGATAAGTGTCCGACCGACTCTCATAAGGTTGGTTTGGTAGGAGCGTTACCTACTGCTGGTACCAAGCGCCGATGGCAGAGTGGTCAAATGCAAAGGACTGCAAATCCTTCCAGTCGTCGGTTCGAATCCGACTCGGCGCTCCAGGTTTGGAACATGGGCAGGACGGTAATGCAGCGCACTGCTAATGCGTACTACCTGTAAAGGGTAGACAGGGTTCGACTCCCTGATGTTCCGCCATGGTGGTTGTAGCTCAGTTGGTTAGAGCGTCGGCTTGTGATGCCGAATGTCGCGGGTTCGAGTCCCGTCTTCCACCCCATGGGGTCGTAGTCCAAAGGCAGAGACAAGGGACTTAAAATCCCTCCAGTGTGGGTTCGAGTCCCACCGACCCTACCAAATTATTTTGGTAAAAATGAAAATAAGTGTTGACTTTCTACAAAAATTGTAGTAGAATGTATAAATAAAGTTCCTGCTCTTTGACATTGTTATAATAAAATAAGTCTTTCGAGACTTATTTAATGAGCACATTATTGTGAGTCCCGCTTAAGATGCGTGTCAATAGGCATATAGTGTGTTCTTTAAATAAGTTTTGCCCTTATAGCTCAGTTGGTAGAGCAGTTGATTTGTAATCATCAGGTCGTGCGTTCGAATCGTACTGGGGGCACCATTCTTATTCCCTAATGGCGCAGCGGTAGCGCAGTTGACTGTTAATCAATTGGTCGGTGGTTCGAATCCATCTTAGGGAGCCAGTTTATCGCGGAGTAGAGGAGTCTGGTCGTCCTCGCTGGTCTCATAAGCCGGAAATCGTTGGTTCAAATCCAACCTCTGCAACCAAATATCGCTGGCGACGGTCGGCGTAAGAAGTGTGACTGAATAATCCCCTCGTCAGTGGGGATAAGGTAGACTCGGGGAGTGGTACTCCTCTTAACCAGGAACGAGTCGTTGACTGAGATTACAGATAGTAATTGACTGGGTCATGGAGGTACAACTGAATCCTCCCACTTCGCTTTATAGTTTCGGGGAATTAGCTCATTCGGTAGAGCGTCTGCCTTGCACGCAGAAGGTGAACGGTTCGATCCCGTTATTCTCCACCAATATAGACCACCTCTGCTGAACCCCACCGAAAGGTAAGAGAAAAGGGTAGCACTTGCTGTTGCAACAGTAAAGACTATCTGGGAAGAACGAAGCGTCCGGAAGTAATTCGTTCAAGGCACACTGCAGGTGGTCGCTCTCATCTAGTAGACGCGCTTAAAAGAGCGTTTATTATAAATAAGCATAGAGAGGAGTTTTCTATGCTTATAGTCGAAGAATATATTTTACAAACTAAAGAACTAAGACAGCAGCATCTACAATTAGATGAACCTTGCCTCGAACGAGGTGGTATGAGTTCTTATTTTAAAGGTTTGTTAGCGCACATATTAGGTACTACTATACCTGATGGCAAAAG